AACTTACTCATGAACAGATGGTTTATGAATGTGAGCGACTCCACTGGGAAATGCTTGATGGGAAAAAACGATGACTAAACTAATTAAAATGGATGGGTTAGACAAAGCCCTTATCGGACGTTCTTGTATCTGGGATTCTTCTGGTAGACAAGAAGATCGTCTTATTTATTCCGGAGAAAAGATCGTTGCGATTTTAATCGCTAGAGATGGTATGACACCAGAGGAAGCCCTTGAGTATATTGAGTACAACATAGAGGGTGCATACGTAGGAGAGCAAACTCCATGCGTTATGTGGTCACAGTTTATGGATGACTTAGAGCGTGATTACGATATCTATGGAACAAAGAAACCTGAGAAAAAAAATGAGTGAGCCACGGATCTATTGTAAGACGTGTAACGATTTTCGGTTGGTACGCAATGGTGGGTTACATACTAAAAATGGTTGGATATGCTCAAGCTGTGTGGCAGAGATGGAAGATAAAAAAATTAAAAAGATTAAACTAAATGGATAAAAAAGACCCTGATGAAATTCAACACGGTGGGGAACATTACAAAAAATTAAATGTCTCACCATGGGATGTAATTGATTCTTTTCCTTTAGAGCAAAAAGTGGGTGCTTATAGAGGTAGTGCAATTAAATATATTTTACGAATGGGTCTAAAAGATGATTCTATTTTAGAAATTAATAAAGCTATTCATTGTTTAGAAAAGTTACGAAAAGTGTTGGAGGAACAGATTGAACATTCTAACAATTGATTTTGAAACATACTACGATTCAAAATACCAATTAAAGAAATTAACAACCGAAGATTATATAAGACACCCCGATTTTGAGGTTATAGGGGTTTCTGTACAGATTAATGAAGAAGAACCCGAGTGGCACACTGGCACATTTGAAGAGATTAATTCTGAACTTCAACAATATGGTTGGGAAAGTAGTATCGCAATAGCCCACAACGCTATGTTTGATGCGGCTATTTTAAATTGGAAGTTTGGTATATCTCCACTTATGTGGATTGATACTTTATCTATGGCTAGGGCTGTTCAAAAAGATGTAGATGTGGGGGGGAGCCTTAAAGAATTAGCACAACATTATAAGTTAGGACGTAAAGGCACTGAAGTTTTAGATGCTAAGGGCAAACGTAGGGTTACATTTCCAAAACATGAACTAGATAAATATGGGCAGTATTGTTGTAATGACGTGCGGCTTACGTATAAATTATATAAAAAGTTAGAGCCTCTGGTATGTGCAAGCGAGTTAAGACTTATAGATTGCACTATAAGGATGTTTTCACAACCTGTGTTAACTTTAGATGTCCCGGGATTAGAAGGATACCTCAAAGAAATAAAACTAGAAAAGCAGGAGCTTTTAAACAAAGCTAGTGCAGATAAAGAACTTATCATGTCTAACGATAAGTTTGCAACGGCATTGATGGCATTAGGTGTTAAACCACCTAAAAAAATATCACTTAGAACAGGTAAGGAAGCATGGGCATTTGCTAAAAGCGACCAAGCCTTTTTGGATTTGTTAGAACACGAAGATACTAGAGTCCAAAGTCTAGTATCTGCTAGGTTAGGCGTAAAGACTACAATCGAAGAAACACGCACTGAGAGATTTATAGGTATTGGTAAGAGAGGTAATCTACCTGTTCCTTTAAGATATTATGCGGCACATACTGGTAGGTGGGGTGGTACAGATAAAATAAATCTACAAAACTTACCTTCTAGGAATAATAAGTCAGCCATTAAAAAATCAATTACTGCCCCTGAGGGATACTCGCTTATTAACTGTGATTCTTCTCAAATAGAAGCAAGGACGTTAGCTTGGTTTGCTATGCAAACAGATTTGGTAGAGGCTTTTGCTGAAGGTAAAGATGTTTACAAAATTATGGCGGCTAAGATTTATAACAAAAACGTAGAGGATATTACTAAAGAAGAAAGATTCTTTGGTAAAACTGTGATACTGGGTTGTGGTTACGGTATGGGGCATATGAAGTTTCAGATAATGTTAAAACTTCAGAACATAGAGATTGAGCAATCTGAGGCTGAGAGAATTATAAATATTTATAGAACTACTTATCCTAGGATTAAAGGGTTGTGGTGGGACGCTAATAATTCTCTTGATAATATGTTAACAGGAAGTAAGACATCTTTGGGACGCCCGGGAGTAATAGAGCTTTGTAAGAATGGGTTTATCTTACCTAACAAACTAAAACTTATTTATCACAATTTAACATTTAAACAAGAGGCTAAGTCCGGATTTGGTTTTAGGAATGTATATACCTACGACAGAACAAAGCGTGAAAAAGAAATATACATTTATGGAGGTAAAGTAGTTGAGAACATTGTGCAGTCTTTAGCCCGTTGCATAGTTGGAGAACAGATGTTGAAAGTAAGTGAAAAATATAGAGTTGTTTTAACGGTACATGACGCAGTGTTATGTTTAGTCAGAGATAAGGAACTAGAGGAGGCAAAAGAATATGTCGAAAAATGTATGCGATACATCCCAAAATGGGCAGAAGGACTCCCAATTGATTGCGAAACAGGAACAGGAAAGTCCTATGCTGAATGTTGAGGTTAATCCCAAGCTAATGAACGTAACACATCTACTGCGTATAAAGGAAATAACTGATAAAATTGGTACACACACTAGTTTTTATGAATATGACAGCGCAAAGTCTTTAGCAGAAGAACTTATAGTTGAAGCTAGATTGTTGCGAAACACATTTATTATGATTGATGAAAGTGAAAACAGAACAAAATAACATACCTTGGTCATATAGTAGTATTTCTTTATTTAAGCAATGCCCTAAAAAATACTACCATTTAAAAGTTGCTAAGGATTATGTAGAACCACAGAGCCAAGCTATGTCCTACGGAACCATAGTGCATAAAGCGGCAGAGAAATTTGTGCGTGATGATGTGGATATACCTGAGAAGTTTGCATATATGAGAGAAACTATAGAGCATCTTAAAAACAAAAAAGGTGACAAGTTATGCGAACTTCGTATGGCTATTACTCAAGATGCTACAGCTACTACATGGATGGCTAAGAATGTCTGGTTGCGCAGTATAGCTGATTTGATAATAAAAACTGGGGATAAAGCTAGGATCATAGACTACAAAACCGGAAAATCCTCTAGGTATGCAGATACTAAACAATTAGACTTATTGGCTCTTTGTACGTTCATTCATTTTCCAGAGGTTGAAAAGATAAGAGCAGCTCTTTTGTTTCTTGTGTGTAACGATTTGGTTACTAGGAGTTATACTCGATCTGATATGGCTGGGCTAATGGGAGAGTGGACAGCTAATTATTCTTGGTTAGAAAAAACCTATGCGGAGAATGTGTGGAACGCTAAACCTAATTTTACTTGCGAACAATTTTGCCCTGTCACTACTTGTGCGCATAATGGGAGATTTCAATAATGCCTTATGTAAAGAAAAAAAGACCATATAAAAAAGAATACCAACAGCAAAAGCAACGTAAGGAAAACAAAAGACGTGCTGAACGTCAAAGGGCTAGAAGAAAGTTAGATAAAGAAAAGCCTGATAAGAATAACAATGGTAAGGCAGATGTGCGGGAAGGCAAAGATGTATCGCATAGAAGAGCGTTATCCAAAGGTGGTTCTAATAAAGATGGGGTAAGTATTCAGACTAAATCAAAAAATAGATCGTTTAGAAGGAACTCTAAAAGACAATTAGTGTCAGAAAGGAGTAAGCGTGAATCTAAAGGGAAAAAATGAAGATATTACAAGACAAAGCACTACTACTCAAATTAAAAAAACCAGAGATAGTTTTAAATGCGATACAAAAAAGTAAGCTAATAAAAAAAGGGGAAGTATCAGAAGTTTTAGTCAAATGGGGAATTAATGAGTCTATTGCTTTAAGCAATTTAAAGATAAGGTCAACTCCATCTCCAATCAAACGAGATTATAAATGGACAGGGTATTACAAGCCCATGGCTCATCAGATAGAGACTTCTTCGTTTTTATCTATTAATAAAAGAGCCTTTTGTTTTAACGAACAAGGCACCGGCAAAACAGCTTCTTGTATCTGGTCGGCGGATTATTTAATGAATTTAGGATTTATAGATAAAGTTCTTGTCATATGTCCTTTATCTATTATGCAGTCTGCGTGGCAAGAGGATTTATTTAAGTTTGCTATGCACAGAACTTGCAACATAGCATACGGAGATGTGAATAAACGTAGAAGAATACTAACCGAAGATTCTGATTTTACTATTATTAACTATGATGGTATAGAAATAGTTCAACAAGAAATCGCTGAACAAAAATTTGATTTGATAATAGTAGATGAGGCAAACGCTTATAAAAATACCCAGACTAAAAGATGGAAAGCCTTAAATAGGATAGTAACTGATGATACATGGCTATGGTTATTAACAGGTACACCGGCGGCGCACTCCCCTATAGATGCTTACGGGTTAGCAAAACTAACTGTTCCTGATAGGGTACCAAGATTTATGGGGTCTTTTAGAGATAGAGTAATGGTCAAAGTCTCACAGTTTAAATGGATGCCAAGACCAGATGCGGTGCAGACTGTTCATGCAGTGCTTCAACCCTCTATAAGATTTACCAAAGAACAATGTTTAGATTTACCAGAGATTACATATCAAACCAGAAAAATATCTTTAACTAAACAACAACAAACTTATAGAAATAAAATCAAAAAAGATAAGTTAATTTTAGCCGCTGATGAAACTATATCGGCAGTCAATGCGGCAACCCTAATGAATAAGATTCTCCAGTTATCATGCGGCGCTATCTATTCAGATACTGGAGAGGTTATATCATTTGATGGTGGTAATAGAATTACTGTTATGTTGGAAGCTGTAAAAGAGTCTACTAATAAGGTATTAATATTTGTACCTTTTAGACACGCAATAGAGATAGTTGCTGAGAGTCTTGATAAAGAAGGAATTAGTAACTCTATTATATCTGGATCAGTATCTCCGCATCAAAGAACTTCAATATTTACTAATTTTCAGACGAGGGAAAACCCTAAGGTTTTAATAATACAGCCTCAGGCGGCGGCACACGGAGTTACTTTAACTGCCGCAGACACAATTGTGTGGTACGGACCACCTTTAAGTTTAGAGATTTATTTACAGGCTAATGCTAGAGCGCACAGGAAGGGACAAAAGAACGCTTTAACTGTAATAAATTTAGAAGGAAGCAACGAAGAAGCTAGAGTTTATAACGCTCTTATGAAAAAGCAAAATATTCATGAAGAATTAGTGGAACTTTTTAAAAGAGAACTAGACAAAGTAAAGAAATAGAGTTACTCTGTACTTGAAGGATATAAACTAAACAAAGTTAATTTATAAAGGAGAGATAAATGGCTGAATTAACTGCCGACATATTAACCGAAGTTTTTATAAAGCTACGTAATAAACTTCATAATATGCAGAAAAAACATGACGAGCAACAAGCAGAGATCAAAAACAAAATGACTCAAGTTGAATCTGCAATGCTTGATATGTGTAAGTCTACAGGGGCAGACAGTATTAAAACACCCCACGGAACTATTATAAAAACCGTCAAGACTAGATATCAAACGTATGATTGGGCATCCTATCACGATTTTTGTGATGAGCATAAATGTTTTGATTTGTTAGAAAGGCGTATACACCAAGGAAATCTTAAGTCGTTCTTACAGGATAACCCCGGGGTATTACCTAAAGGTCTTAACGAAGATTCCAAATATTCTATTGTCGTTAGAAAAGCTAAATAGTATGCGAAGAATCGTAGTCAGAGATAAAGTGTTTTGTATGCTTCACGATAACGGAGACGTAACTTCTTCTGATAGTACGTTTATAGATGCAGTGATTTTAAACACCTCTCATCATCCAAGCAGAATGTACTATGACGAGGGTCGATATCAATGTTGGTCTATAGATGGGGTTAAACCAGATAGAGAAGTAAATAACAAACAAAACGCAACGTGTATTGGGTGTACTAAAAATATCTCTGGCTCGGGAGACGGTGGTTCAAGAGCGTGTAGATACCAAAAACAGTTGGCTATTGTTTTAGCTAACAATATGGAGGGTAATATTTTTCAACTTACCCTATCATCTATGTCTATTTTTGGAAAAGCAGTAAGTAATAAGATGCCGTTAGATGCGTATAAAAAATATATGAAATCACATGGCGTTGGTTTAGAAAGTGTAGTAACTGAGATTCGTCTTGATGATGATTATGATTTTCCTAAATTGTTATTTTTTCCTAAACGACCTTTAGAAGAGTACGAACATAATCGGTGCGTAAAAAGAATTGAAGAAAAAGATAGTTCTGATGCAACTAAAATTCATTTTATTAGTCATAAAGACAATATCGAAGAAAAAGATTTAATTTTAAAAGATAGTAGTAATTTTTCAACCATATCGCAAGCAATGGGTATGACAGCAGACATCAACTAGGGAGATTTATATGTCAGATTTAACATTAACCAACAACGATAACTTTGCGGCATTAGCTAAAGACATGGGTATGCTCGCAGACACAGATTCGGGTAAACAAAAAAGCACCTTGGCTAGATTAAAGGTAGATCATTCTGGAGTAGAGGGTGAAACAGTAATTAAAGGCAAGAAAAAGACTATTCTTGCAGTAGACCCCGGACAATACTGCCTAGAACTTACAAATGGAACAAAGGTTTACGGTCAAAGCCCAGTTATTAGGTT